TGTTAGAAGTCTAGGTTTTACTCCACTTACAATTGATGATATTCAAACAAATTTTAGATTGCCATTATTAAATAAATTTTTGAAAGGATTAGAGCCTATATTATTTGGAAGTAAAAATAATTTACCACCTATTAGAGTAGAAAATAAGAAATTCTATTCTGAAAGTGAAAAACACTCTATATTTGTAGGATGTAATACAATATTATCTCAAATTAATAATGATTTTTATGAATACAATACTGATGGTTTGATTTTTACTCCAATGGATAAAGGTGTTGGTAGTAATAAAATCGGAGAAGAAGCAAAATCTCATAAGATTACTTGGGATTATTCATTCAAATGGAAACCGGCAATATATAATACAATAGACTTTTTAGTTACAACAAAAAAAATGCCAAATGGTCAAGAATTTATAGGTAATATTTTTCAATCAGGAAAAAATGTTGTAACTAATAATCAAATCAATCAATATAAAACACTAATTTTACGTATTGGTTTTGATATAAAAAAACATGGTTATATAAATCCATGTCTTAATATAATTGAAGATGTGTTTCCAAGTAATTTAAATATAGACGATGAAGAATCATATAAACCTGTTCAATTTTTTCCAACAAATCCTTATGATAATGATGCTGGTCTTTGTAATATTTTACTATCATATGATAATTTAAATGTTAAACAGATGTTTACAGAAGAAAATGAAATTATAGAAGATAATATGATTATTGAATTTAGATATGATATTACAAAAGAAAAGCAATGGAGATGGATTCCATTAAGAGTTAGATATGACAAAACAGCAGATTTTAGAGCAGGTAATAAGAACTTTGGTAATGCATATCATGTAGCTAATAGTAACTGGCATAGTATTCATAAACCAATTACAGAAAAAATGATTTCAACTGGTAAAAATATAGAAAATGATTTTGGTGATGATGATATTTATTATAACAAAGTAGAAGGTGTTTCAATTACTAGACCATTGCGTGATTTTCACAACTTATATGTGAAAAATATATTAGTAAATTTAATTTCAAAAAAAGGAGATACACTAATAGATTATGCTATGGGAAAAGGTGGTGATTTACCTAAATGGATTTATGCTAATCTTTCATTTGTATTTGGATTAGATATTTCAAGAGATAATATTGAAAATAAATTAGATGGAGCTTGCGCGCGTTATATTAATTACAAGAAAAAATTTAATATTTTACCAAAAGTAATGTTTATTCAAGCTAATGCAGGATTAAATATTCGTAAATTAGATGCGCAATTTACAGATAAAGGCAAACAAATTACAGAAGCTGTTTTTGGTAATGGTCCAAAAGATGAGAAATTATTAGGTAAAGGAGTATATAATATATATGGAAAAGGAGAGAGCGGATTTAATGTAAGCTCAATACAATTTGCTTTACATTATATGTTTGAAAATAATAATACATTACAAAATTTCTTAACTAATTTATCTGAATGCACTGCAATAAATGGAATTTTAATTGGAACTTGTTTTGATGGTAAAAAAATATTTGAATTACTTAAAGATAAGAAACAAAATGAAAGCTATACTCTTATGAAAGATGATAAAAAAATTACAGAAATTACAAAAAAATATGATAGAGGAACTTTTGATAATAATATGAGTTGTATTGGTTATGGCATTGAAGTATATCAAGAATCTATTAATAAAGTTTTTAAAGAATATCTAGTAAATTTTGTTTATTTAGATCAATTAATGGAAGATTATGGATTTAGTAAATTAACAGATGATGAATTGAAAAGAATAGATTTGCCATCATCAGTAGGTTCATTTGAAATTTTATACAACAAAATGTTGGAAAAAGTTGAGAAAAATCCGCGAACAAAAAATAATTATGGAAATGCTTTGAAAATGAGTGATCAAGAAAAAATAGTATCTTTTACTAACAATTATTTTATTTATAAAAAAGTTAGAAACATTGATCTTGATCATGCTAATAATATTTTAACAAAAGAAACACCTGAAGAGAAAAAAGAAGAATTTGTTGAAAGTTTAAAATCTAAAAAAGTAATTGAGAAAATAAATAAAGAAATACAAAAAGAAGATAAAAAAAATAAACCAAAAAAAATTAAAAAATTAAAATTAGAATCATAAATTTATATAAGCTTTAATAAATAAAATTATATAAATATAAATTTATTTATACAATTAGCATATGAGTTTTTATTTATTACCAAATAATAGTAATACTTTAAATATAAATAATATTTCATTTACATATACCGAAGATACATCTAAAATTGATATTTGTATAAATAAATCGTCCCATAATTATATTAACTACGCAAAAAAACAAATAGATATACATTATTCAGAATGGGATTCATATAAAAAATATACAAATCCATATGAATATATACATAGTATTATTCCACAATATAAAACTTCTGTTTCTAAACTTAAACCATTATCTAGGTCATTTTTTAAATTAATAGAAATTTTTCATTTATTAGATATATTAAATGATATTACACCAAGAAATATTACATCTTTTCATTTAGCAGAAGGTCCAGGGGGATTTATTGAAGCTGTATCGTGGTTAAGAAATAATATAAATGATATTTATTATGGTATGACCCTAATAAATGATGATGACAATATTCCGGGATGGAAGAAAAGTGAGTATTTTTTAAATAGAAATGAAAATGTTAAAATAGAGTATGGTATAAATAAAAATGGAGATTTATCTGATGTTGAAAATTTAAAATATTGTTATAAAAAATACAAAAATTCAATTGATATTATAACAGGTGATGGAGGTTTTGATTTTTCTCTTGATTTTAATAAACAAGAAATTCTATCTACCAAATTAATTTTATACCAAATATGTTTTGCTATTTCAATACAGAAAGAAGGGGGTATATTTATCTTAAAATTTTTTGATTTATTTACTGAAGCATCTGTTGATTTAATTTATTTATTATCATTATGTTATGAAAAAATTTATATTGTTAAACCATTTACTAGTCGATATGCAAATTCAGAAAAATATATTGTATGTAAAAAATTTAAATCTATAAATGTTGAAACTATATTAGATAAAATTATATCAAATTACACAGAAATTAATAATAATGAAAAATTTTTGAAAAGAATATTAAATATAAATATTCCTTACTTTTTTTTAAATAAATTAGAAGAGTATAATGCAATTATTGGACAACAACAAATAGAAAATATTATATCAACTATTGGTTTAATTACTAATAATAGCAATAATGATAAATTAGAAAATATTAAGAATAATAACATACAAAAATGTGTTCAATGGTGTATAAAATATAAAATACCATATTATAAAAATTTTATATAATTTAGTGATTTTATCAAAATTATTAAATAAAAATATTTAGTATATATATATATGTCAAATATAAGAGCAATTCGACATGTTGATAGAATTATTAATATTAATCAAGGTGGTGGTTCAAAAAAACAAGGTATTCCTTCATCTACTAATTTAAATACATCAGCTCATGTAGCATTTAGAAATCGCAATATCGTATGTCCGTGTAATAGAAATATTATATACTGTGTAAATCAATTAGGTGGTGTTGGAGCAGGTGGAATTCCAGGTCGTTCATATATGTTTTCTTCTAGTGCCGATGGTGTTCATAAACATTCGTATTGTGGTAAAGTAGCACCAAAAAATTTTAAACAATTTACTCTTCTTGTTAGAAAATAAATATATAATATATAATATACAATATATATTATATTATGCTTTCTTTTTGTAAATCACAAAAAATAAATTGTGAAAAATGTAGAGAAAAATTGCAACCAAATAATTTAGAAAAATGGAAATTTTCTTTAATAGGAACTTTATTAGTAGTTATTTTATTTAATCCAACAATATTTACATTAACGCAAACTATTTTAGGAAATTTAATGGGAAAAATATCTGATAAAAGTGGATGTCCTACAGTATTGGGATATTTATTACACACTTTAGTATTCACTTTACTTGTACGTTACTCTATGGAAATGGATATTTAATAACTAATGTATGATTATAATTTTTTTTACTTTTTACCTTAGTGCATTTTAAAAGTATTTTTTACAGTTTTGTATTTTTAATAGCAGACATATTAGTATTATTGTTAGTGATAATAATATTTTATATATTCTTGTATAGTCATTTTTTTGTTATTAATAGAAATTTTTTTATTATTATCAAATTTTAAATTACTCAATCCAATATCATTATCCATAATAGCCATTGTCATTTTTCTCTCTATAACCTTATCATTACAACTAGGAATACTTTTGTTACACCAACGTCCTAGACTAGGAAGTGTTTCTTTCAAAAAATAATTATCAAAATATTTATAAATATAGCGTATCATTATAATTAAATAAAATGTTTTGTTTATAAATAATTATAAATAAAATTAATAAAAGCATTTTAATTATAATAATATATTAATAAATGTATTCTTCAATTATGACTGGATATAGTTTATTTTTAAAAGGAAAACGCAAAGAGCGTTTTGAAATTATTTTAGAACCATTACAAGCAATGATCCAAATATCATTTTTAGGATTTTTCCCTATTGGAAGCAAATTAAATATATACAATAATTTATTATATATACAAGCTACGGGGTGGTCTCAGCCATTATCTAGAGCTTATTATAATGATTCAAAAGATGATTTATTTTACTTATTCAATGCTGTTGTAAGATTTAATAAATTTTATAAAAATATGCCGGAAATTCAAAATAATAGTTTATTTAACTTATTGAAAAGATTATCTATTAAAGGTTTTGATAATCTAATTATAACATATAATCGTGTAGATAATCCAGCATTATTGCATACTTTAAGAATTTATAAAATGTTCTTAGAAACCGATTTAAACTTAAATACAAAATGGAATAATTGTGATAATACTAATATTAATAATGTTTCTAGTAATACAAATAATACACATGGAGATACTAATGCTATTGTTCAAAGTAATTCTAATAATTTAATTGTAAATTCAAATACTAATAGTAATAATAGTAATAATAACCTAAATAATCTTATTACTAATATGAATAATATTAATACATCTTTTATTAATGATAGTAAAGATATAGATGATCTTTTTGTTAATATAACAAAATTATATAGTATTCAAGATTATAATATTATTTATAGTACATTGATATTAATGGAAAAAAATCCTCAAAATTATAATGATTATATTAATGGAATTAATAATATATTAAATCCAATAAATTCTCAAATAAAAAAATGGATTAATGATAATATTGTTTTTTAAAATGTTCTATGTTTACTAAGTTTATAAAAAGCTACTGCAAATACTAATTTTATTAATAATATAATAACATAACATAATAACATAACATAATAATGGAAAAGTAAAATCACTTATTGATAAATTTTCAATATTAATAAAATTAATAAATTCATATGTTGGGCTAATTAATATAACTACACAAGCAATTATTAAAAATGATGATATAAAAATTATATATCTTTTATCTATAATTTTAACTAATTTATCATTAAATAATAGCAAACAAAATATTAATGTAGTTGATAATACTTCAATGGCTAAATCGTGCGTTTTTGAAGCAAAAGAAAATAATTTGTACTTAATGTTGCTAGTTATTTTTTTTCATTATTACTCATTTTATATAATAAATAAATATAAAATTATCTAAATAATTGTTGTTTTGTAATAAGTCTTCCTGTTCCTGTTCCAGATACATTACTAATAGTATCACCATTTGTAGATGGTATAATAGAACTTTGAGGTGTATGGAAGCAAAGTGTGTGATTTCCACTAGCACCAGCCGGTTGTCTTCCTGTATTATTATTCCATATAACTCTTCTTCTAATATTTGGTATACATGCTTGATATTTTGATTTTAAGAATATTGGTGAATTAATATTTGAACTATATTTACCAGCATTCGCCCCTTCTCTTCCCCACGCTGTATAAAATGTATTTGCATTTTTATTAATATTATTTACTTTAGCATTTAATGTTCTTAATCCAGAAGATACACCTCCCTGGTGAGCAAAGTTTTGATTATTAGGTTTATATATTATTGTTTTTTTTGTATATCCATCATTACAATCGTTATTACAACCTTTCTCTATAAAATTTGTTGATACAAATTGTTGGGGGGCAATTGCTTTATTACCATTCAAACTATATTTATCATTAAGTAATCCTTCCCATGAATAAAAATTATTAGTTGGATATATAGGATTACCTGCTACATCTTGATATTGAACAAATTTATTTTTTGATAAATTTAAATTTTGTTCATATGTTTTAACTCTACTTTTTAAATAATTTCTTGTATCAGAATAATATTTTTTATCTAAAAGAGTAACGGCACTTCGAATTCTATTATTAGGAGCATTACAACTTTGACAAACTGGTCTTCCATTACATGGATTTAAAAATTTATCATCTTTATGAATATGTTCTTTAATATTGTTATTTTCTCTCAAAATATTTTCTTTAATAGACCCTAGTATAGTATTATTTTCATCATTACATTTTAAACAATCATGTGAATTAGTTCCTAAATAAACACTGCTTCCTGGTAAATCTATCATAGATTGATCCCTACCTACACTTTTAGCAGTATCTTTTCTAGGAGGTTTTAATTGTTTTCTATAATGTTTTAAAGGTCGGGCTGTTCCAAAAGCACTACTATAATCATTTGCTTCATTTACATAAATAGGATTATTACCTGCGCTATGAGCAGATTTACTAGTTTGATTAGTATTTGGTCTAGATTTAATAGGTATAATAGATGTAGTTGATTTACCTTTCCATGATACATATGGTTGTAATTGCCATTTATAACTAGTATATGGTTTTTTAAAATTCATTATAATATTATTATAGAAAATAATAAATAATAATATTATATAATGAATTATATGTTAATTTTATTAGGTTTAGTATTATTAGTTATTATATATAATAATTATTTTACAAGTATAGAAAATTTAGAAAATAATAAAAATAATAATAATTCTTGTTTAAGTAAAGATCCTTTATTTTTATCTATAAATAATGCTTCTCAAATTAATATTTTATCAAAAGAAGTAAATAAATTACAAGGTTTAAAAAAACAAGTTGATGGAATTGATAATAGATTGAGCTTACTTCAGAAAAGTGTAACAACAATGACAAATAAAATAGGAAATATTGGATTTAAAACTGTTGGTAGAAATATGAAAAATATTAAAGATCCACCGCCAAAAATAACAGGATTAAATTAAATTTAAATAAAATTATTTACATATATTAATATAATGAGTAATTTTTTTGATAATATAATGAATGATTTATCTGGTATGGAAAAACAAATATTAGGTCCTAATTACAAATATTATAAATTTATAAAAACACCAAAAGAAATTGGTATGTCAAGTGATGGTTCTCTAGATGCGCTTGGTAGTGATATAAATGGTCTTATTGCTTATACTGAATTATTAGTTAGTGGTGGTGGTGCTGCCTCAGCAACTGGAAAACCTTTAGGAAATAAATATTTTTTACAAACTGGGGCTCAATGTACAGATAAAAAAACTGGAAATCAAGTAAATAGATTTATATATGTAAATAATGTTCCAGATGGTGAAATACCATTTATATCTTCTGGCATGGGAGTTAATTTTACCGAATTTGAAGGTTTACTTCCTGGAACAATGAGTAATATAGCGCAATTAAACCCTCTTGGTGTTTTTCAAGCATTTATGTTAGGTAATAGTCCGGAATGTCAAGATATTAAAATGGAAACTATTGATGTAAATAATAATGTATCTCAAGAAACACAACACGTATTAACTTCTGATATTAAAAATATGAATCCTTGCTGGTTTCCAAACAAAATTAATCCAGTTACAAACGCGCAATGTAGAGAGGCATTTGAAAACAGAAAAAAAGAACCAAATAATCTTAGAGAATTAGAAGATGATAATATAGATTATGTAAAAAATTTAATTAATGTTATATATATTTCACTGTTAATTATATTATTTTTGTCAATTACTAATAACTCTTTAAAAAAATAATTTTAAAATACTTTAAAAAAAATTTATATATTAAAAATATAAGATTTTAATTAAATTTTTATATTTTTATTAATAATATTTAGTTTATTTATGGTCTAACAATTCTATTTAAATCTCTTCCTATATTTGTTATAGCAGAACCGCCACTTTGAAATTTATTATCTAATGAAGATTTTTTAGGAGGGGCAACAGTTCCACCATTTCTAACACGTCTTAAAGATGTATTTGTAAAAGATTTATCAATGTAATTATGAGAGAAACCATTAACATTATCACCAAAACTACTCTTCCCAACCGCATTTATTTTTTTTAATTCCATAACTTGTGACGATGTAAAATAATTTTCACCACCTCCAGCATCACTTTTATATACTCTTCTTAAATTGGCATAATTAGAATAACCTTGGCTTGATGGATAAAATTTTGGTGGATTAGCTCCATTTATTTTACTAACTTTAGTATCTGCTCTACTAGTTACTGCAGCCATACCACTTAAACCTATACTATTAGATTGACTTCTGTATACTAAAGGTGTTGTATGAATAGTCATTGTAATATTTCGCATTTATATTATATTAATATAAAAATGTAAAAAAAATATTTTTACTTTAATTTAATCTAATAAAGAATAATTTTTATGTCATAATTCTTGGAGCAATATTCATTGTCATTAGTTCTTGGAATAATAATTTACAAGAATATGGAATATGAACTAGATTAAAGTCAGTTCTATTTTCGCATGTTTTACAATAATGAATATGTGTTTTATCATTATATGCCGCTATTAACCCACATTTCTTACAAACATTTACTTTGAAAGCATCTGATGCATCATATAGACGTCCTTTTGTAAATCTTGAGGCGCCATGTGCTACCATAGCATCTCTTTCCATCTCTCCAAATCGAAGACCACCATCTCTTGAACGTCCTTCTGCAGGTTGACGTGTTAGATTAACCATTGGTCCAATGCTTCTACTATGTTGCTTATCATTTACCATGTGCTTTAATCTTTGATAAAATGCTGGTCCAATGAAAATATTACTATCAATTTGTTCTCCAGTAAGACCATTATATAATACTTCATTACCATTAGATTCATAACCATTTTTTTGTAATTCTTTACAAATATCTTTAATGTCTAAATCTTCAAAACTTGTTCCATCACCAAATAGCCCAAGTTGAACTAATACTTTTCCTAATAATGTTTCTTTTAATTGACCAATAGTCATACGACTAGGAATAGCATGAGGATTAATAATAATATCGGGTTTCAGTCCTTCTGCTGTAAAAGGCATATCTTCTTCATTGATAATATTTCCAATAGTTCCTTTTTGTCCGTGTCTTGAAGAATTACCAGTCCATACTGGCGGTGAGTAAATATCTTCTTTATAATAAAATAGATGAGTATCTGGAACTTCAATACAACCTACTTTTCCCGTATATGATAAATAAGTTTCTTCTTGGATATTTTGTTGGTGGACGGGTCCATGATTTACTTCTGGATTATTTTTACTTTTAACAATACGAATACAATAATTATCATAATTAGATTTTATCATTCTTTCACCAATTAATGTTTCATATCCAGCTTCTTTTGTATCATACAATTTAATTGTTCCAGACCATCCACAATGTAATGCTAATTGTTGTATTTGATTTGCTAATTTAAAACTAGATGTATAATAACCACAAGAACCTTGTTTATTATAACTACCGTCACCTTGGATTAATGAATTCATTAATATTATAGATTGTCGTTGAGATAATTCCCAAACAAATTTAGGTAAATATTTATTAGATGCTCCTACAGATAATATTTTGAAATAATCAATTAATTCTTTATATGTATTACCTATTAATAGTCTATCTTTTTTCATATTATAATGAATATTCAATTTATTCAATGCATTTTCAATAAAATCTCTTTTTCTTTGTTTAATCATAGCAATATTAATTCTTGTATAATTTTTACCTTTTTCTATCCATCCATCTGATATGAAGGAACCTAATAACATAAGGAAATAATCCATATTATATTTTTCTTTATCTAAAACAAAATCTTCTACATCTTTATTTGTATTTAAAGCATCTTTTTTATATCTTATTCTTTTACCAAACGCATTTTTGGCTTCAATAAATTCAAATTCTTTATGAAGTCGTTTTTTAATATATAATTTATGTTCTTTAGTACAAACCATATGAACTTGTTGAGATTTCATAGAATATAATTCTTCATTAACACAATCAAACTCATATTTTTCAACAGCATAAACATAATCTAATTCTTTATTATTTTTCAATGTAGCTACTTTATGTTTATTAATATCAATCTCTTTTAATGAAATCCATCCATAATCAGTTAAAATTAAAGCATTTTCTCTAATACAAAATTTATCTCCAATAACTGGTTTTCTTACAATACGCAATCTAACTTTACAGAAATTATATCCATCACCGTTTCTTTCAATATAATTTTTATCGATATAAGTTTCCTCTTTTGTTCTATATACTTTACTTTGATCTTCATATTTAATTACTTTAGTATGATCATTTCTATTTTCTTTAATTGGAAGAATTTTTGAAATAATAATATCGCGATCTTCAACTAGAGAATTTTCTGGAATTACACCATTATGATCTACTTTATCATAATTTGCAAATTTCATCCCTTTTGTCTTATTTGGATCAGGTTTACATCTAATTTCTTCATCTCCTTGAATTTTTTTATCTTCGTCTTTTTCTGTATGATATACAGTTGCTTGGAATAATCCTCTATCTAAAGAACCTTTATTAAATAAGATACTATCTTCTTGATTATAACCTGTGTGAGAAGCAATCGCCACAATTACCATTTCTCCTGAAGGAATTTTATTTAAATTAATAATATTCATAATACGCGTGTCTACAAGTGGTCTCATTGGATATGATAATACATATGCTGTTTTATCCATACGTTTTTCATAATTTGTTACATAAACACCCATTGCTTGCTTTCCCATAGCCGATTGGTATGTATTTCTTGGGGATTGATTATGATCAGGAAATGGAATACAAGATGCTAATATTCCAAAGATTGAACTTGGATGAATTTCGCAATGAGTATATTTATAAATAGCATTATTTTTCTTGTTAGTTTCTAAATCTTTTTTTTTCATAGCAATCATACTGAAAGATTGCTCCAATGGATCAATATATTCAATAACTGAATCATCAATATTACAAGCAATTAATAAATCATTCCAGCTTAATTCTCGTTTTTCTAATTTATTAATAATTTCTGATGTATATAAAATGTTATTATTATTTACTTTGAGTAAAGGTCTAACTAATCTTCCACCATCATTACACAATTTAATTTCACAATTTTTATAATCGAAAATTATACTAGTATAAATATTAATGATGCCCTTATATTTTTTATCTTTAAGAGATAAATATAGTTTTTCAGGTTCATCTGTTACACCAATCCAAGCGCCATTAATAAATACCTTTACATAATTATCAAGATTATCTTTACAATCTTCTATTTTAATTATTTCAAGATTTACACAATCTAATAATGGCGTGCTATTTGAATTAATTGTAATTGTTGACATATAACTTAAATTTTTTACAACGCCAACTGAAGCCCCTTCTGGAGTTTCCGCGCAGCACAGAAATCCCCATGAGCTATTATGTAATTTTCTGGGAGGAACTAATTTACCACTTTTATCAATTGGAGTATTAATACGTCGTAAATGACTTAGAGATGAAATATATGTTAGGCGATTTAAAACTTGTGCAACACCTACTTTATTACTATTTGTCTGTTTAATTCCAAAATCACCTGTCGCTAATGCTCTTTTAATTCCATTTTCAATTGTTGTAGATTTAATAATTTTATATATATTTGTTAAATTAATTATATTACTGTAATCTTCTGTTGATTTCCATGAACCCGTATTTATCTCTCTTACAATATATTTTTGCATATCTTTTACTAGCTTATTCAAGTAATTTCTGAATAAATTATTTAGAAGAGTTCCCGTTAGATCAATTCGTTTATTAATATAAGAATCACGGTCATCAAATGGTGCTAATTTTAAATAACATTTTAATAATCTAAAAATCATATAACCTAGGAAATAAATTTTTTGTCTTTTATTATGACAATGTGGAAATAGGTCATTTTCTAATACTTCTTCGGCAAATTCTCGTTTTTTTATAGAACCTTGTTCTTTATCCACATTCATTGGTGTATACATTACATTACTTGTAATATATTTCATTGCCGATTCATAATCTAGAATATTATTTCCTTCAATAATAGAAGCTTTTAATTCTTTAATAAAAACTTCATATAAAGGATTATTTAAATCTAAAACAATTTTTTCACAAATTTCTTTATCTGACATAATTCCTAATGCTCGAAATAATATGACAACCGGAATTGGATTTTTTAATCTAGGTATTTGTATCCATAATCCATATCCATATGAATTATTTTTTGAAGACATCATAATACTAATCTGTTTTGGTGAAATACATTTCCAATCTGGAACTGATTTAATTTCCGCAATGTAACACCATTTAGTATTATTTTTGCTAATATCAAAACAATAAATCTGATTTTCAGCAGCACGTTCTTGCCCAAGACATGTTTTTTCTGAACCATTAATAATAAAATATCCACCAGGGTCCATTTTACATTCACCAATTACTTCGGATGTTAAATGTTTATATTGAGATAATACACAAATATTAGATCTTAGCATAATAGGCAGTTTACCAATGTGAATTTTAGGAAGTACTTTATAATAAGTATGAATATTTTCTAACTCTTCGCCTGTTTTTACAATATACTTGATATTTAAATCAACGGTCATGTTTGATGCGTATGTAAAATTACGTAGTCGAGCTTCATGTGGAAACATAATTTTTGTAGCTCCATTATTTTCATGAATTTGAGGTCTATGTAAACTAAAATTTTCAAAATTAATATAAACTTCTAGTCCATATTTTTTTAATTCTTTGTTATAATCTTGTTCTGATGTAATTAGAACAGGATTAAACATTTCAATTGTATGTGGAATTTGTCTACTAATAAAATTATTATAAGATTCAATTTGGTGTCTAATTAATTGTTTAAGATGTTGATTTGAAAAATATGAATTAATAATTGTCCATGGGATCTCTTTTTCTGGAACATTTTTTTCATTTAATTTTTCATAATTCAAATTTCTAGAGCATTCCATTTTCAAATCAGACATTTTTTTTTTCATATAAAAATTATTAATCTATATCAATTTATCTTTAAATTTATTAATAAATAAATAAAAATAAAATTATTATAAACTATAATAAAATAATTATATTAAAATTAAAACATTATTATTTTAATATGTCTAATCAATTAAAACGATCGCTAGATAAAAATTTTTCATATAGTGAATATAATTCAAAAAATAAAATACAAAATAAAAATGACGCTCAAAAACATATTCATTATGGTTCTATTAGTTATGAAAATAATAATAATGATGAATTTTGGTATCAATATTTAAACTCTGATGAAGATTATCAAGAATTTTTTGATGATAATATTATTATTGAAAAGGAAAAAATTTATATTGAAAGAGAGATAAATAGTCTTCAAGACTTACTTAATATTATAGAAGATTATCCTTATGATGAAAATAAAATCTATAACATTGATTTAGAAAAACTACATTCAATTAAGGAGCCTCTTTTTAAGTTAAATTCATTAATTGGATTACAAGAAATTAAAACCAACATTAGTGACCAAATAATTTATTATTTACAAAATTTACATATATCAAAAAAAGAAAATAAAATAAATGAAGATTATTTACATACAGTTCTTTATGGTCCACCTGGCACTGGAAAAACAGAAATAGCTATGATATTAGGAGATATTTTTTGTAAAATGGATATATTAAAAAATAATAAATTTAAAAAAGTAACAAGAAGTGATTTAATTGCCGGATATTTAGGACAAACAGCTCTTAAAACTAGAGATGTTATAAAAGATTGTTTAGGAGGAGTTTTATTTATTGATGAAGCGTATAGTTTAGGCAATGCGGAAAAGAGAGATTCATTTGCAAAAGAGTGTTTAGATACATTATGTGAATCATTAAGTAATCATAAGAATGAATTAATGGTTATTATTGCTGGTTATGAAGAGGAATTAAATAATTGTTTTTTTTCTTTTAATCCAGGTTTAAGATCTAGATTTACTTGGAATTATAAAATTAATGAATATAGCTGTCAAGAATTAAAAGATATTTTTATTAAAAAAGTAAATGATAATGGCTGGACAATAAGCAATGAAATAAAATGTGAATTTTTTGAAAAAAATAAATTATTATTTAAGTCATTTGGAAGAGATATAGAAAATTTTTTTTCAAAAATTAAAATAGCACATAGTCGAAGAGTTTTTTGTTTAGAAGATACAGAAAAAACAAAAATAACATTTAGAGATATAGAAAAGGGATTAGAATTATTTAAAAATAATAATGATGATAAAGAAAAAGAAGATAATAAAATTATTGCTTTAATGTATACGTAATATTTTTTTTATTCGTGATTTTATTAATTTATTTTTAAATTAATAAAGTAAAGATGAGTAATATAAAACCGATAACTATTAATCCTGATTTATTTAAAGTAGGCGGTGGAACAAAAAAAGAAAAACATTCACATAACAAAACACAGAAAATATCTACTATAAAAAATAATATTCAACCTAATAAATTAAAACGAGATTTGCTACAAAAAATAAAAAATTACAAGCATAAACAAAAGAATTTTAGTGAAACTGTAGAGAGAAAAAGTATTCAAAATAATATTAATCATGAAAGTAATGGAGAAAAAAAAGGTATATATAGAAATTTGGATACAAGAGAAAATAATGAATTTCAAAATGAATTTATGAAATCTTTAAATTTCTTACAAGAATTATCACAAAAAGGGCATAATAAAACAATAAAGGCAAATAGACCCCCTATTAATATTGATATGCCAGATAATTTAAAAGAAAAAGATGAAATCGAATCTAATTTAACTGTAACAAACAAAGAAAATGGTGATGTTCCATATGGTTGTTTAAAAAATGGTAGTAAGCCAACATTTAGACAATGGAAAAATTACACAGTAAAAAATACATCATATAAGGATCCTCAATTAGTAAATTTATCAGTGAAAAGTGAACCTATAATTAGTGTTCAAGATAATAAATCTAATATTATTGAAAATACTTCATATTCTTCAAATAATGAACTATCTAATCAAATAAATAATGAAATAAAGAGAGAAGTTTCACAAGTTATAAATGATAGCATTGATCAAAATCTAAAAGAAAATACTTATTCTAATCCTAATATAAATAATAGTTATATTAGCACAAAAACAAAAAGTATCAAATATCATCTTGGTAAAAAAAATAGAAAGGTTTCTATATTAATTAAAAATGCTGCTACTCGTAAAAAAATTAATGCTGAACATAATAAGATAAAAAGAACTTCTGTATTAGAAATGAAGAATTACTTAAGAAAACATAATTTATTAAAAGCAGGAAGTGAAGCTCCAAATGATGTAATCAGAAAATTATATGAACAATGCTTATTAAGTGGAAATATAAATAACACCAATAGAGATAATTTATTACATAATTATCTTAATGATGAAAAATAAATTATATAATTTTTATTTAAAAATATTACGGAATAACAAGTAATAATAAATTATAATGAGAAGATTAATTATATCTGATTTACATATTGGTTCTTTATTTTCGCGTGAAGAAAAAATAATTAAATTGCTTAAAAGTGAAAAATATGATGAATTAGTTCTAGGTGGT